TATGCATAAGAGGCAAGGAGAAATATGATGGTTAACTAGAATCCAGATATGGACAGTGCCATGATGAACAGGGGAGGAAACAGCGGCGGTGGATTTGGTCTGATGACCATCATTCTGACAATTGCTGGCCTCACAGCCATCTATTTTCTCTACACGTTCCTCTATTCGGCTCCTACGTCTAAGATGACAGTACTTGTGCCAAATCAGCACAATGCCACGGAACATGTGAAGGAGCCTCCTAAGATTCCCCCTATCTTTGAAGGGGGGGATTATTCCTTCAGCACATGGATTTATATCAGTTCCTACAATCGTAACCAACATACTGTCAAGCATATTTTTGAACTCCAGGGACAGTTCTTCTCGACGTTGGTAGTAGGCCTTGGAGGAGGGCGCAACTCGGTGGTTGTCCGCGCGCATACAAAGGATTTGGAACTGGGAGGCTCTACGGAAGGATTCCAGGCCCAGAACTCTGCACCAATGGGTACCCCTAATACGGATGCCACGGAACTTGGTAAGAAAGATATCGAGAATCTCTTCAAGCCTATGGCTGGTGCTGCAGCATCTGCATCGGATGTACAACCCATATGCGATTTGGCCGAGATTGACCTCCAGCGATGGGTTCACTTGGCTGTTGTCATGAGTGGCCGCACGATTGATGTATATCTCGACGGGAAGTTGGCACGCAGCTGTATTGCCAAGAGCTATTTTAAGGTTGACCCAATGGGTGTGAGCCCTGTTATCTTGGATAAAGGGGGATTCGACGGATACATTTCCAACCTGGCTGTGGCAAACTATGCCATGAATCCTGGTGAAATCTATCGCACGTATATTTCTGGGCCACAGGGCAGCTCCAATGACGTATTCAAGTGGATTGGTTCTCTCTTTACAGGTGCATAAGAGACAGGTGCTTAGACAAAGAAAAATCCGAATTCTGCGTTAGGTAACTAGCATGGACTCTTCACAACAAGGAGCCGCACCGTCCGGCCAGATTGTATATGGCCTGATGATTATTGCATTAGTCTTTATCGTTGGATTCGTACTTGAGCTCTTATATAAAACTACAGCGAAGAATGCAAACCGGTTCATGACGCTGCTCGACTATACAGCCGGCTCAGAAGATATGCCGATTACGATTCGTCAGGATCTTACTAAATATCCAGACGCGCGCCCCATTGGACTTTCTATGAATGAGCGTACGGGTATTGAGTTCGCGTATTCGTTCTATATCTATGTGCAACCCTCCACCTTTTCAGGAGAGGCCAAACTCAAGCACGTATTCCATAAGGGCTTTGCCTGCCCGTGGCCACTCATGGGCCCTGGTGTATTCATGAAGGCCGATACAAATACGATGCGTGTCTTTATGAACACGTACAAGAATCCATACATGTATGTGGATGTGCGAAACATCCCCGTCGACAAATGGGTTCATGTAGTGTTAAACTGCTACAAATCTGGTCTCGATGTGTTTGTCAATGGAAACCTGGCCACACGCCTCCCTTTCAAGGATACGATTCCTTACCAAAACTTCCAGGATATCATTCTCTTTTCGAATGCGCGCTACAATAGCTTCCGTGGAGAAAATGGCCAGATTCCTGCCCTTGATGGAGAAAACTTTGAAATCGACGGGGCCTTTAAAGGGTATGTGTCAAACCTCATCTATACCCGGTATGCACTCTCTGTCACTGAAATCCAGACACTGATGTCAGCAGGGGCCAGCACAAAGATGCGACAAAAGTCGATGGACAAGCCCCCTTATTTAGCGGATGATTGGTGGGCCAACCAATAATCCCGCCGCTGGCGGGATTCGCGCCAAACCCACCAATGGCGGACTCTAGCGAGTCCTGTTGGTGGGCGACCTGCGGCGCAGCGCCAACAGACTCACGCTCATGCCCGCGCCCCACACCTTAAGCATATCTTCTTCGGTTCAATTAACGATTCGACGAAGGGATGACAGGAGGAGGTATCCTAACACTCGTTGCCTATGGCGCTCAGAACGTGATTCTGAGCGGCAACCCTCAAATGACCTACTTCTACAAGGCCTTCAAGCGCTATACCCATTTCGCCATGGAAAATATTGCGATTCCACTCGAAGGCCCCAATGAAGCATCGTATGATACACCGATTCGTCTCCGGGCAAAAATCCCACGTTATGGAGACCTCTTGTCCGAACTCTATTTTGTCTTCCGCCTCCCAGATATTTTTAGCAAGAACATTCCTCCCACGCCAGGCGGCAGGATTAGCCAGTGGGAGTTTCAATGGGCCCGATATGTCGGTGCGGCCATGATTCAGAATGCCGCCTTTTTCGTCGGTGGCCAGAAAATCCAGGAGTTTGACGGATCCTATTTGGTCTCCCGTGCCCTTATGGATATGGACCAGGACATGTTCGCCAAGTGGCGAACACTTGTCGGTGACAACACAGAGCTGACGAATCCTTCAGAGGGCGTGTATGCAGGCGGTACATCAGGCACAGGCTACCCGACTGTCATTGCAAATCCTACGCTCCCCGCTGGCACACCACAGGCCAATCGTCCCTCCATTTTTGGCCAGACTCTCTATGTACCCCTTTCTTTCTGGTTCACGGAGAATCCCTCGCAGGCCCTACCCCTTGTAGGACTCCAAGGTCACGAGTGCGAAGTACAGCTTACCCTTTCCCCTCTTCAGAATCTTTATACTGTATTAGACGCCTCAGGGCAGCGCGTCAATCCGGATTTTAAGAGCAACTCTACACAGCTCGAACTTCATACCAATAATCCCCTCTATTCAGCCAACTCCGATACGAGTTCCCAGATTCGCAACTTTCTGACCGATATTGGAGTGAGTGCACCCCCTTTGAACTCCCTCTTTATTAATGCCCGCCTCCAGGGTAACTTCATCTATTTGCCGAAGGATGAACAGACGATTTTTGCAAGCCGCCCACTCGCCTATCTCATTCGACAAATCACTCCCTACCCCTTTCCAGGCCTCTTCAATCGTCAGGTAGTCGACCTTCAAACACACAATCCGATTACCCGTCTCCTGGTTGTGCAACGTCGTTCGGATGCTCTGCAGCGAAACGATTTTGCCAACTTTACGAACTGGGTGAACTATCCCACGGCCCCCTATATGCCAACACCAGGCATTCTGGCAGCGAGTCAACAGAGTGGAACATCGGGTCTTCTGATTCCCAATGCCCAACGCGATATTATTCGCAGCCTGCGCGTCTTGTGTGATGGAAATGAGATTCAGGAGTCTCGTGCGGCGGAATTCTTCAACTGGCTCAGCCCGTATCAATACGTGAAAGGGATTGGGCAGGACGGGTTACTGCTCTATTCCTTCCAGCTTGACCAGAATCCCAGTCAGGCGTCAGGCTCCATTAATGCCAGCAAAGTGCGCGTGTTCCAAGTAGAGCTTGATGTGTATCCTTTGCCGCTCAATCCAAACTACACCTATACCGTGACAGTCTATGTGGAGAATCTGAACTGGTTCGAAGTGGCCAGTGGTATGGGAGGCTTGAAGTACGCGCTTTAATAAGCGCGGAACTAGGAGGCGAACTTGTTCGACCACTACGCCCTGTAAGCGCGCCCCTACGAGCTGCGCACCCGCTTGCGAGTCGCAGCTTCCTCCTTCTTCTCCCGCATGTCCTTCAACTTCACCTCGGGATATCCACTCTTCTTTGTCAGATTCAACTTGCACAACTTCGGAAACATCCGCACGAGGTCCTTCGCTCCCCGCATCACTGTCTGCATCGTGCGGAACTCCTGATTCCCCCCCTTTTCCGTATAGTATGCTGTCTTCGGTGACACATCACACAGGCGCACGACTCCCTCGTCGCGCAGGTAGAATCGGATGCTCCTCTCGTAGTCCTCCTTGTCCATTTCTAACGTGAGTTTCACTCCCTGGGGACCCTTGGTTCCGGGATTGAAACACCCATTGAAACTCCCTATTACGAACTTCAAATCCCGTGTATGACCCTTCCGCATGAAATAGCCGTTTGCTACGGGATAAATCCCCCAGAGGGAGCAACCTTCCTCGCGACAGGTTGTAAATCCGCGCCGAATGACCGCATCCAGATTCTTCAACTCCGTCTCATTGCGGCGCGCCGCCGCACTCCACTCTATAAAGGAAGTGATGTCGTCGTCCATGTGCAC